TGGCGTTGGCGGCGGTGTGGTTGATAGATTACGTGAGTTGGGCGTGCCTGTTCGTGGTATTAATGTTGGTGAAGCCCCAGCGATGGGCAAGACTTACATGAATTTGCGTAGTGAGCTGTGGTTTAAGACAAAGGGTTGGCTCGAAGATAGATCCTGCAAGATACCAAGGAATGACCAGCTCGTCGCAGAATTAACTGGCATACGATACGCATTTACATCGTCAGGCAAAATGAAGGCCGAGAGTAAGGACGCAATGCGAAAACGTGGCCTTAAATCGCCAGACCTTGCAGATGCACTATGCTTAACAATGGCATCTGATGCTGTAACGGCATTATCTGGCAATAATAATAACTGGAATAAATCCATTAGGCGCAATTTAAAGGGAATTGCATGAAAAAAAAATTTTTAAATTTGTCACCCAAGATGAAAAATTTATTGATGGCTAAATGGATAAAGCAATATGTGAAGCGCGGATTATCTTTGCAGGATGCACAACACGCGGCGCGGTGGAAGGCTGGCGAGTGGAAACTATCAGAAAGAATGCGTAACATACTGGCGTCAATAGATGAATTGTGATATGGTCGGATAATATACAGCAATGAGGTTTTATCATGAAAACGTGCAAGGGATGCCCTACCAAGTCAAACTGTAAGGCCAAAGGTATGTGCTTGAATGGCGGCTATGGTAAATAGAGGCATACTGAATTTCCTCAATCAACTTGATGAGGGCAAGCGATCCAGACGCAATAGCTTTGCGGAGCGTGTTGCTAATTTCCTGACGCCTAATGATGAGTTTGAATATCGCGGCGGATTATTAAGCAATATGGATGGCACATCCGCAATGGATCGTATTGGCGAGAAAACGAGCTACGGCACGTTAGGCCAAGCCAATTTTGCTGGCAATGATCCAATCACGTCGTTCCCTAATCAGATGCCACAAGGCACAATGGCTCGCGGTGCAGACGCTACAGGTGGTCAGATTGTGCGTAGTTTAATTCTGCCAGTTGATGTTATGCAGACGATTATGTCATCAAATCTTGCAAATAAGCAAGGATTTGTAGAGCTATTGGAATACAAGATGAATAACGAGCCTGAGAGTTACAGGAGAGTTATGTCAAACCCAAATGGTTTATCTGAGTTAATGTATTTATACGCCGCAACAAATGAAGCGAGAACACCCAGCGAGGAAATGTCACCTAGAATACAACAAATGCTAGATGGAATTTTTGATGGGACTGCTTGATCAACAAAGCTACGCAGGCTACGCAGATGAAGGCCAGCGACTTGCAGTAGAGCCAATGAGCTTTACCCCAATGGACGCCGCAAAATTTATAGCTGAAGCCACGCCTATCATTGGCGATGCTATGGCGGCTAAGGAAATATACGACGAATTACAAAAGCCAGATCCTGATCTTGGATATGTTGCTGTTTTAGGCGGCGCGGCTTTACTGGGTTTGATCCCACTTATTGGTGACGCGGCTTCTCCTGCTATTAAGAAAGTAGGCAAAGGCTTACTTGATATGGCAGATCGTATTGAGGTTGATCCAAGTATGATGGGGTCTACGTTTGGTAATATTAGGTTAAATCCAAAATCTAGTAATGTCCCACGCAATATGCCAGCAAATAATGTGCTGGATAAGGTGGATAATTTATCAAAAGAAAAATTGGAAAGCGCAGTACCATTTGTAAAGACTTCCAATTTTGCCAAACCTAGAGTTGGCGGTGGTAGAGCAAAAGATCCAGCTTTATTTACTAACTTCTCTTCAAAAAAACAAACTGGTGTTTCACCTAGTGATTGGGAAGTAAAAGGCAGAAGAATTACATCTGGAATAGAAACACCAGATTATAAAACTGTTGAAGATTTAAGAAGAGAAGGTTTTACTGATTTATTTGGCTTTACGGCAGATGGGACATACGCCGACACAATAATAGATGAATTTAATGGCATAAAACTTGATAGACCAGTAATGTTTGAAGGTGGTCATCAATATGGAGATGGTGGGCTTGGATTTGCCTCTGACGCGACGGCATTAACGTCTAAACAAAATGCATGGGCTAGGAATAAAGAAGCTGGTGGACGCCCAATAGTTACCCCACTTACAATGGGAGCAAAAGGTGGTGATTTTTCAGCTCATCAAGCAATGTTAGCGGCTCAAGCTATATTATCAAATGCGGATAACATAGACCCTAACTTTGTTCCATTATTAGGCGCGGCTAAAAACAATAATAGACTTTTACCAGAGGGCATGGGTTTACTTAACCCAGAATTATCAAATTATCTTGCTGGCTTAAAAGGGGGACAAAGATCTGCGTTTGTAAGATCTTTAGATACATCTCCAGCTTTACAATCAAATGTGCCGAGTATGGGTGCTGTTAGATGGGCTGGTACTGCCCCTGAGCTAACTGATAAAGCTCTACTTAGTGGCGGTTTCAGAATGTTTGAGCCTGATATAGATCCTGATGGTTTATTAAACTATGGTAATCCTCATTCAACATATAATGCATCAATTGATCGTGTTGGTAATAATATGACGATGGGTGATGTGCGCCCTTGGTACTTACAATTTCCTGATTTTGCTACCCCCAGAATGATAGAAAATACACCATCTGGATCAAATATGTTAAATCCAAATGCTATGCCTAAAGAATTAAGGGCGGCTCAAATGAATCCTAACATCTCACAAAAAATGGATGATCAGTACGAAGATATGAATATGATGTATAATGAAATATTAAAATCTCAAGGTAAAGACGCCGCAGATATGTATGCAATGGACGCCGCTTTAAACAGATACCAATTAAAGGGATTATTAGATTAATAGAAAGATATACAACGTGGGCTACTATCTTACTAATAAATATGATATATAGAAATAAAACTAGGGGCTAACCAATGCCAATAACAACATACGCAGAATTAAAAACGACACTCACAGATTTTCTTAATCGTGATGATCTTACTTCTGTGTCTAGCACATTTATAACTTTGGCGGAGACTGATCTAAATCGCAGATTACGCCATTGGAAAATGGAAGCCAGATCCACTGCCGAGATTGACACGAAGTACAGCGCGATCCCAGCAGATATGTTAGAGCCTATTCGCTTTCACATTACGAGTGGCGAGACAAACCCACTAGAATTAATATCGCAGGCAGAATTATTAGACAGGCAACAAAGAGCTGGTAACGTATCTGGCAATCCAAGATATTACGCAATGACTGCTGGCGAGTTACAAGTACACCCAGCGCCAGATGGCGTATACAACGCAGAATTATATTACTATCAAAAGATCCCAGCATTATCTGACAGTAATACAACTAATTGGCTTCTGGGCGAATATCCAGATGCTTATTTGTATGGAGCTTTGGTACACTCAGCCCCATATTTAAAAGAAGACGCTCGAATTACTACTTGGGCGGCTTTGTATCAAAGCGCTGTTGACGCAATTAATGCAGTCAGCGATCAAACTAAATATGGCGGCTCTGGTCGTCGCATGAAAATAAGGGCATATTAAAATGAGTTTTTCAAACGATTTCGAAACAAGAGTATTGCAATACATATTCACAACAGGTTCAGTAACACGTCCTACTGCGTGGCACGTTGCATTATACACAGCCGCACCAAACGATAGTGGTGGTGGTACTGAAGTATCAGGCGGAGCATATGCGCGTCAGTCAGTTGCGTTTACAGTATCTGGGAACACAGCTACAAATTCTGGCGCTGTTGAGTATCCCACAGCAACTGCATCATATGGAACAGTTTCACATGTAGGCGTATTTGATGCGGCATCTGGCGGCAACTTAATCGCATACGCGGCATTATCTGCATCTAAAGCAATTGATACTGGTGATGTGTTCCGCATCCCTGCTGGTGACTTAGATATTACTTTAGAGTAAATTAAATGACAGTTTACCGAGGTGGCTACGGCTACAGTCTATATGGCGAACATACATTCGGCTTTGATGGATCAGTCAAGGACGCCTCAGTAACAATATCTCCAGCCGCAAGCGTTTCTGCGGCTGGCGCTAAAACAGCAGTTGGCTCTGCAACGTCATCTAATGACTTAACCATTTCTTCAGCCTATAATTTAACAAGAAATACATCTGCGACTATACCTCAAGCGAGTACAACTACAGTTGTTCCTAATGTTACATTTGTAAGAAGTGCAACTATATCTACAACCAGTGTAACAGGCGTTGGAATAGATAGGGTTAGAGCCTCATCAACCGCAGTTGCAACTGTTTCCTCTACTGCGTCTGCTGGTAAGCGTGTAAGAATTGCCAGCTCCATTGTGGCAACAACGTCTGGTGTAGTGACATCTGGCGAAAGAGACAGGCAAACATCTGCCACAATTTCATCTACACTATCTGCAACGGCCTCTGGAGTGTTTGTTGTTAGTGAAAGCGTTGATGTATCTACTACATCTTCAGCGACTTGTGCATCAGAAAAAATATTTCAAGGCGGTGCAAGTGTTTCAACTTCATCAACTGCTACAGGTTCAGTAGATAGAGTTAGATTATTTAATTCACAGATTGCCACTGCATCCACTGCTACAGCAAATGGAATTGGGGTTTTCTCTAAATCAGCAAATATAGGTACTACAAGTAATGTAACCTCATCTTGCAATAGGGTATTTTTATTAAACACTACAATAATTAATACATCTGCATTTACGGCAAGTGCAATTGAGAAATGGGAAGATTTACCAGCCGCAACAGAAACATGGCAGACAGTGCCAAAAGTAACAGAGATATGGACAGCCGCATGATGTTGCAATTTAAGCATTTTTGTGGCAGTATGCAATCAGCGCCTACTGCGTCTTTCTCTTACATTGATGAACGATATTAGGCCGCAAGGCCAGACATAGGAGTTAATTATGGCAGATACTACAACAACCACATATGGCTTGGTAAAGCCAGAAGTCGGTGCATCCGAAGATACTTGGGGTACAAAGATAAATACCAATTTAGATAACGTCGATAATCTGCTAGATGGTACGACGCCTGTCACTGGTATTGATATTAACTCTGGATCGATTGATGGAACGCCAATTGGTGCAAACTCTGCGTCAACTGTTGCGGCTACCACAGTAAGCGCAACTGGTAATATTACAGTTGGCGGTACAGTTGATGGTCGTGACGTTGCGGCTGACGGCACTAAGTTAGATGGAATAGAAAGTGGTGCAACAGCAGATCAAACAAATGCAGAAATACGTGCGGCAGTTGAGGCGGCTAGTAATAGTAATGTGTTTACAGATGCAGACCATTCTAAGTTAAATGGCATTGAAACATCAGCTACTGCTGACCAAACAATTACTGCTGGCTCTGGATTATCGGGTGGTGGTACTGGAAATGTAACTTTAAGTCACAGCGATACGTCATCTCAAGGATCATCAAATAACTCTGGCAGAACATATATCCAAGATATTACTCTTGATACTTATGGACACGTCACTGGTTTAGCAACGGCTACAGAAACAGTCGTTAATACGGATACTAACACAACCTACAGTGCTGGAACTGATCTTAGCTTGTCTGGTACAACATTTAATCACAGCGACACATCTTCACTTAGTGGCACATATGGAAGTACATCTGATGGCACAAAGATTGATAATATAACAGTAGATGCGCGAGGCCACGTTACTGCAATTACAACTGGTGCAACTGGTGATATTCAAGGCGTTACTGCTGGCTCTGGTTTATCTGGTGGCGGTACTTCTGGTACAGTTACACTAAGCCATTCGGACACATCCTCACAAGGTTCTGTAAATAATTCTGGCTCAAACTTTATCCAAGATATTACTTTAGATACATATGGTCATATTACAGGAATTACTTCTGCGGCGGCAGGCGGCGGTGGTAACGTAGGTTCTTCTTTTACAGTTAGTGCATCGGCAGAAGCAAATTTAAGCACTAACTCTATTACTACTACAGGTGGTGCTGGGGCTTATTTTATTGTCGGTACTATATTTGGTGGGAATGGGTCTAACGGAGCTGTAAATTTAAGTTCCACAAATGTTTTAGATGGGTACTTTGACAGTTTCCTTTGGGATAATGGTTCACCTTCATTTACTAATGGTCAATCAGTATTGCCGTCTGGTGGCTTTGCAGTGTCTGTTTCTGGTATTATCTACACATCAGGCAACATTACAATAAGTGGCACTGGTAGTGGCTCAAAAAGAGTTTCTTGGGGCAAGATAGCATAAATATAAAAGGATTATAAATAATGTATTATTATTTTTACAACGACAGCACTGGTGAAATAGCCGCTAAAAGCAAAGGTGCAGAGCCAGTGATTAACGAAGGTGAGTGGGTGGGTTTTTCTTATGTATCTTCAGAAACTGAGTATTCTTTAAACCATAAGGTTAATTTAGAGACACTCGAAATTACATTAGATCAAGATAAAGAAGACAATGAAGCGGCGTTTTTTGTTCGTCATAAAAGAGATGGCATACTAACGACAGTAGTAGACCCTATAGTAACAAACCCTTTGCGTTGGGATGCCCTTACTGATGCTAAACAAGCAGAGTGGACACAATACCGAACTGACTTACTTAACCTGCCAGATCAATCTGGATTTCCAAACACAGTGACATGGCCTACAAAGCCAACATAAAGGTTATATTGTTAATAACTACAAAAATATGTTATAGTCACAGTAACTTAGACCAATGAGGTAAACATGCCACTAATACCACTAGATATTCCTGCTGGCATTTACCGAAATGGTACTGAATTACAAGCATCTGGACGTTGGCGCGACGCCAATTTAATCCGATGGGTCGATGGCACAATGCGTCCAATGGGTGGTTGGCGTACTCGATCAGACACGGCGGCTAATGCTAAAATTCGTGGATTAATTACTTGGATTGCAAATGACCAAGATAGGTTTATTGCTGGCGGCACATATAACAAACTTTATACTTGGACATCACAAGGTGTGCGACACGACATAACACCAGTTGGGTTAACTGCTGGACGTGAAGATGCCGAGGCATTTACAGGATATGGTGGAAGTTACTTTGGGCAGTATGCCTATGGCGTGGCTCGTCCAGATACAGCGAGAATACAGCCTGCAACAACTTGGTCATTAGATACGTGGGGTGAATACCTTGTCGCTTGTAATGAGGATGATGGAAAAATTTATGAGTGGCAAACAGACAATTCCACACCAGCCGCAGTATTATCAAATGCACCAACAAATAATGAAAGCATTGTCGTAACTGAAGAAAGATTTTTGTTTGCACTAGGTGCAGGCGGAAATCAACGCAAGGTGCAATGGTGTGACAGGGAAGATAGCTCCACATGGACGCCAGCCGCAACAAATGAAGCTGGTGATTTAGAGCTTAACACAAGCGGCAGAATTATGGCTGGCATACGTGTGCAGGGTCAAACTCTAATATTAACAAGCATGGACGCCCACGTAGCAAATTATATTGGTGCGCCATATGTCTACGGCATTGAGCGTGTTGGAGCGAGTTGCGGATTAATAGCAAACAAGGCCATAGCATCAGTTGACAAGGGTGCATTCTGGATGGGTAATCACTCATTCTATGCATACGCAGGCGGCGCAGTGCAACAAATCGAAAGCGAAATATCAGACTATGTATTCTCCGATATAAACCGCGCACAAATATCAAAAACTTTTGCAGTGACAAACAGCACATACGGCGAGATATTCTGGTTCTACCCATCTGGATCAAGTACAGAAAATGACAGATACTGCGTTTATAACTACGTCGAGAATACGTGGTACATTGGTGAGCTAGGCAGAACTGCTGGATTTGATATGGGTACATATCGCCAGCCAATATGGGCAAGCGCAGAAAACAACAAGTTATACGAGCATGAGATTGGCTTTGATTATGGTTCACTCACGCCATTTGCTGAAAGTGGATCAATTGCGTTAGGCACTGGCGAGAATGTAATGTCAGTCACAGAGATGATCCCAGATGAAAAGACGCAGGGTGACGTGACAGTTACATTTAAGACGAGGTTTTACCCGAATGGCGAAGAGCGATCATATGGCGCGTTCTCTATGTCAAATCCAACGTCACTGAGATTTACAGGCAGGCAAGTCAAACTCAGGATTGACGCGGCTAATCTAGCTGATTGGCGTGTCGGAATAAATAGACTTAATGTTACGGCTGGTGGAGCGAGATGAGCGAACAACCACAGAAAGCTCCAGACGTCATTGGCAACGATTGGCGGACGTGGGGTCGTAGGCTTGTTCAGCATTTATCACAAACACGATCCACATTGGTTCAGCAGAATGGCGAAGAAAACGCATCTGATGACGCAACTCTCATGTGGAATAGGATTTACAAATATCCTGTCGTGTCAAAAGGCGGAGAATTTCGGCAAATTGTTGTTGAGGGTGGACACGCTAATTTTATTAAAACATCAGATGTTACACCAGCTCTAGCAAATACGGCATACAAGCTGACCTATGACGTGCCATCTGGCAATTCAAGAATTACGCAAGGCACGCCAACAAGTAGAATTGTGTTTGAAGAAGCTGGCGAATATGTTGTATCTTTTTCTGCACAAATATCATCGACAAGCTCAAGCACAGTGCATTTCTATTTTTGGCCTAGCGTCAATGGCACTGCCGTAGCAAATAGCGCTATGACTACTGCGATGCACCAAAATAATGCCACAATGGTCACAAGTCGAACGCAAATATTCACATTGGCGGCTGGAGATTATCTTGAAGTAAATTATATGATGGATAACACAAGTGGCTTCTTAAATTACACTGCGGCGTCTGGATCAGTGCCAGCTTTACCAGCCTCTACACTATCTATAACGAGGACACATGGATGAAATAATTGAAAATTGCAGGGAATGGATCGAGGCCGCTTTAGAGTATTCTGGCGGTACTCACGATTTTATTCATGTAGTAGAAGGCATTAAGGCAGGCACAATGCAACTTTGGCCTACACCAAGGGGGTGCATAGTGTCAGAAATTGTGTTATATCCTAATTTGAAGCATTTAAATATTTTTCTTGGTGGCGGCGAGTTGGATCAAATAATGGATATGCACACTGACGTAATTAATTGGGCAAAGGCTCAAGGGTGTTCAGCATTGACGATGACAGGTCGCGCTGGATGGAAAAAACCACTATCGGAACATGGTTGGGATCAACTGCATTCCTCATACATTAAGGAGTTAACATAATGTCAGGCGGAAAAGGTGGCTCAACCACTTCAGAAATAACAGTACCAGATTATATTGAAGATGCGGCAAGAGCTAATTTAGCAAAAGCAGATTTAATATCCCAAGTAGGGTATACACCATACTACGGCGCAGACGTTGCGGCTTTTAATCCAATGCAACAGGCGTCTTTTCAGAATACGGCTGATACTGCAAATGCATTTGGCATGGCTACACCGACAAGCGGCACTGATATTATGGGCAACATGGGTGCGCCACAAACTTACGCAAATGGTGTGACAGGTTATTCATCAGCTCCAATGTTCCAAGATGCAGTGGATACATTAGGTTATTTTAGGCCAAACCAAAAGGCGGCAATTGATAGTTTTTTTGTAAACCCTAATGCTGGATTTTCATACAATGATCCATATAATGCTGGAATTGGAAGCGGCGTTAATTTGGAAATGCAAGGCCAAAACCCTAGCTTCAGAGCTAATACCACAGACTATGGAGCTAACAGCTCATATTACCCAGCTCCAATGAGTGGCGATCTTGGAGGCATTAACATTACTGGTAGCTTACAGCCACAATATAAAGAAGGGTATGATCCAAATTTAGCGCCGCCAATATTCCGTATGCCAAGCGCACCAATAAATGGAGATCTTGGCAATATGTTACAGCCAGATTTAACGGAAGCTGAATTATTTGAGCAAAGGCGAAAAAATGACAGAGATCAACAACGTCAAATTGATGAGCAAAGGGCAAATATGATTGCATATGGCTCTAATTTAAGCCCAAATGAAATCAACTCTTTATCAAGCACAATAGCGCCAAATTATAATTATCAACGTGATACAATTGGTAATAACATGACTGCTGAGCAAATGAATAACATGACTGCTGATCAACGAATGGCTCAAGAAGATTTAGCTATGAATTTAAGAGGCACAGCTAATATGGGCATGATGGATAGCCTTAAAAGTATTTCTAACATTATACCAACATCATTTCAAAATCCTTCAAATGGTTATTTTTTACAAGGGACATATGAAGACGCAAGCGGAAATAGAGTAGCTCGCCCAGACAACGTTGGTGGTTCATATGGTGGATCGTTGATGAGTGGTCAAATGTCCAATTTGACAGGAATACCATCTGTTTTTTCAAACGCTGGTGCGGCATTAATATCTGGTATAAGCCCAGAAACTGGTGTTGATATGCAGACAGCACAAATGGCGAAACGTCTCAAGCAGGCACAAGAAGAGCAAAAGCGAAAAAATGATAGAGATCAACAGAAACAGGTCGATGCAAATAGGGCGCAGTTTACTAAAGCGGCTGGCACAAAAGCGGCAATGACAGGTTGGAATGAATAAGATGACAAATTATAAAAGAAAAGAGGCTTAATATGGCTGGTGGTGGACAGATCAGGCCGCAGGGCGGTTTTAACGTAAATCAAGCGGCGGCTGGCGGATTGCAACAGGCGATGCAAGGCACGCAACAGGCAATGAATTTTGCGCCAACAGCTATAAGGCCAACTGCATATAATGCGGCAAACGCTCAGGCCACTGGATATAACCCAAGCGCAATGACTAGCGCAAATTATGGGGCGTCCACTATCGGACAATCTCCGACAGTCACGGCTCAAAACGTGCAGGCTGGTCAATTGGCAAATACAAATCTAGGCGCATACACAAACCCATTTGAGAGCCAAGTTGTGGATCAGTCATTACGTGACATTGAGCGATCAAGATTAATGGCTCAAAACCAATTGGGCGCTCAGGCAACATCTGCGAATGCATTTGGCGGATCTCGTCAGGGCATTGCTGAAGCTGAAACAAATCGTGCGTTTGCTGATCAGGCGGCTAGAACTGCATCTGGCCTTAGACAAGCTGGATACACCCAAGCACAGCAGATGGCTATGCAGGACATAGGAACAGCCCAGCAAGCGGCATTAGCTAACCAGCAGGCAAATTTAGCGGCTGGCACAACTACTGCTGGATTTGGTCAACAGTCAAACTTAGCAAATCAGGCGGCGCTAAATCAGGCTGGTCAATTTGGAGCAACAGCCGCAAACCAAGCGGCGGCGGCTAATATGGCGGCGCAAAACCAAGCGGCTCAATTTGGGTCAAGTGCGGCTAATCAGATGGCACTCACAAACCAAGCGGCGCAAAATCAAGCAAACCAGTTTGGAGCAACACAAGCTATGGCGGCTCAAGTGGCAAACCAGAATGCACTATCTGGGGCTAACCAAGCAAGATTGCAGGCGGCAAATCAAATGGGTGCATTAGGTCAACAGGCATTTGGCACTGGTCAAGCAATTCAAAATCAACAGGCGCAACAAGGTATTCTACAACAGGGAATGCAACAGGCGCTTATTGATGCGGCTAAGGCACAATATGCAGGATACACTGGATCTCCACTTGCGGCTCTGTCTGCGCCACTGGCGGCATTGGGCGCAACGCCTAATCAATCATCAACCACAAACAGCATGAAACCTGGCCTTTTCAACTACTTACAGCTCGGAGCTAATGTAATGGGAGCAAGAAGCTAATGATAGGATTTCCAAGCAGAAACCCACTAGAAGAAACAAATTTGCAAAGAAATTACCCAGTGCAACAGCAACAGGTAATTCAAAAGCAAGTTAATCCTCTGGTAACTGGCGGTGGGCAAACTCAGATGCAACAGCAACCACAGCCAAGAACTGGCCTAGCTGGGTTATTTGATAAGTTTAACCAGAGATCTAACACGACAGGATTATCTGGCTTGGAAAATTTTGCACAAGCATTAGACCCACTAATTTTACCAGAGCTGAGAGGCGGCGAGGCTATTAGGCAACGCGGCGCACAAAGAGTTAAAGCTGGTGACGTTAATAAGACAATTGAATATCTTGAAGCTAATGGCATGGCTGACATGGCGGCGATAATTAGAGCTAACCCAAGTGCGGCTGGCAATGTATTATCTGCGATTGCGGCAAACAGATTAAATCCTAAAGACAATAGAACAACTAAAATGAAAGATTACAAAGCGGCTAAGGATGGTGGGTTTGCTGGATCTTTTACTGATTTCTTAAAATTACAGCAGTCTACTACTAATATTACCACTAAAACTCAAGATGCGTGGGAAAAGGGTATAGGTGAATACGGCGTCGATATGCTCAAAAACATTACTAAAGATGCCAATAATGCACAAAACATATTAATGAGGTCTAGGCAGTTAGAAAACCTTATGGCAGACCCAGCATTTAAATCGGGAGCGCTGACAGAAGGTTTAAATGAGGCAAGGAAAATTGTTGAAGCATTAGGTGGAGATCCAGCAAATGTCTCAAGTATGGAAACATTTAGATCCATTACATCCCAACTTGTTTTGGATAGTATGGGTGGCTCGTTAGGCGCTGGTTTCTCAGAGGGTGATCGTCAATTTGTTGTGGATATTCAGCCAAGCCTAGATAAGACTATAGAGTCAAATCGAAACTTAGTATCAATGCAACAAAAAATTGCTAACAGAAAACTTTTGATACAACAAATGGCAAACCAATATATTG